TATTTTTCTTTAATTAAATTAATTACTTCTTGACAGTCTTTTTGATTTCTAGGAACAAATAAATCGGGAGACCATCCTTTTAGGTGTAAGTGTCTCTTGAATAGTTTCCATACCATAGGGAACCTTTCATTTGGATTTCCTTTGCACTCAATTATAAATCTTGGAGGTTCTTGAATATCTACAAAGTCAGGAGTATATGTTATTGGAAGTATTTTTTTGTTACCTCTATCATGTAAATATTTTTTCGTTGGAGTTTTTTCGTATGATGATTGCTCTGAAAAAAATCCATCTATGATTGTGAATTTTGTACTTTCATACCCTGCTTTTATATTGTTTGCTTTTAAAAGCAGATACATGTGAGACTCTAGTTTAGACTGAAATTGTATTCCATCTATCTTTGTTTTTTTTGACCTTGTAATTTGCTTACCTTTTCTTCTATATCTCTTCATCTACGTCTTCTAAATATATAAATTCATCATACTTCATGTCAAACAATGACTTGACTGCTAGTGCCACATTTTGCTCGTAAACATTAAATTTCGCGTATTCCTTGTTGCCTTCTATTTCAGACGTTACAGGGACATATTTTTTTAAATCATTAATGCCTGTCCAATATAATGTTTCTTTTAGTTTTTGCTCTATTTCATTTTTATTTTTAACATATATTACAGCTAATTCGTTGCTTACTTTCAGATAATCTGCAAAATTAAAAACATCATCATCTTTTACTGTAATTATTTCTATTCCCCCAAAAGAATCTAGTTCTACATACATAAACGAATCTTTAAGATAATCTTTTAAGTTTAAGTCTAAAAACAGAGTTGCAATCAACTCAGATTCTTCGTCAGTGATTTTTTTGTTTATGAATATTTTTTTCCTGTACTCCATAAACAAATTTAATAAAAAAACCCTCATTCATTTTAAGTAATGATGAGGGTTCTAACAATAAACAAAAACAGAGATATTTTATGTTTAATAATGAACAACCATACCAAATATATTAATATCGATTCTCATTTACAACTTTATTTTAAAATAAATGTGTTAATCTAGCTATTTGTCCGTGTTGCGGATGATGAATAAAGCCTTCTATTGCTTTTGGAGCGTGCTGATATCCTTTTTTGTGATGCCAACTATCTGTTCCTGAAGGACTTCTAAGACTTTCAACAGTACAACCCGCGTAGTCTTTTGAATTTTTATGATGAACGTGATGGGTGTAAACGTATCTGTGTTTTGTTTTAGACCAATCTTCTTTAGCCTCAACAGCCATAAGCAACGGCAGGTCTTGTGTTTTAGCTCCATCCCCATGAGTAGTACTAATTAAATTTTGTCCGTACCTGTAATATTTTCTGTGGGATATACTCGAATCAAATACAACATCAGCACAATTTCTAAACCATGAAGCCATTACGTCTGCTAAAAAAAAACCATTTGTGTAATCGTGATTAGAAGGATTGTAAGTCACATGAACTGGTGCTATTTGTATAAGTGTTTCTATAACATCAACATAAAGTCTTTTAGCGTTTAAAAAATTATCGTACCACATTCCGTCGGTGTCTTGTGGCGTTCCATTTGTAGTTTGTCTTTTCGGATTATCAATGTGAAGTATATCATTTCCTATGACTAGAAGTATTTGCTCTATGTTAAACCCATGAGACTTCTGTATAATTCCTTTTATGCCCTCTTTAACTCGTTTTACTGCTATTTGTTGATTGTAGTCCTCCCCGCTTTCAAAAGACGTGCAAAGCTTTCCTATGTGAACGTCTGCAGGGTCAACCACTAAAAGGTGGCCTTCTTTAACTTTTTCTCTTGCTATTTGCTCATACTTAGGAGAATGTTTGTCCATTTCTTCGATAATTCTCTTGGAAATATCATTATAAGAAACTATTTCTGGACGCACTCTTACCGAATACTCTTTGGTTTTGTCCCAATATTCTTTTATAGAGTTAAAATCAATTCCTCTTTCTTGACAGTAATTGTATACTCCTTGATTTTTTACTTTGTTTAGCTCTAATTGTTGCTCTCTGTCTAAATATACTCTAAATTTGTTTCTGCCTTTTTGCGATTCTCTTGGTGGCACACCAATAGCTTTCGCTTCATCTTGTGTTAAATAAACTCTTTTTTTCATGGCTCCATTTGCTTTTTTATTTGTTTCAAGTCATAGGATATAGAGTTTATAAGTTTTTTTGCTTCTTTAAATTCGCCATCAAAAATATGCTCGTAGGTATTGTTTAGTTTTTCTTGGAGCTGATTAAATGTTTTGGTTAGGTATTTTTCTCTATAAGATAAACTCATTTTTATTAGTCTACATCTATGTCCATCATGAGTTTTTTACCCTCTGCTCTATCGATTTTTCCGATTGCTCTGTAGATGCTTTTAGATTGTTTCTTGACCGCTAAAATTTCTTTTTTTGTAGAGTTTGAACCTAAATTAGTATATAGATTGCAGTCGTATTCTAATAATGCGTCAATTTTTTTCTTGTCAGACCAAGACTTGTAGGTTATTACTTTATCAATAAATTGGGGCAAATAACTCATTGTTTATATTTAAGGTTAAAAATATAAAAAAAAACTATAAAAACATTGTTTCTTCGAATTTTATTCGTATATCATCTATGTTTTCGTATTTTCTTGTTTCTTTTTTGGCTAAATGTATTAATTGATGAATAATTCCTGTGTCTGATAAGCATGATTGTGAAGGAATATTTTTTTTGTAGCATATGAACGTCGCATAATGCAGAATATCAATTATGTTTTCTATAAATTCATCGTCTGAAAAATTTATGTATTTTGAAAACAGGTAGTTTAATGTTTTTCTGTCTAAGACATATTTTTTATTGTCTATCTCGTATTGTGTTTGCGAAGTTTTCATGTAATTCTATTATTTTATTGTTTAATTGTTTTTTTTGAGTGTTGTAATTATATAATAAGTCTCCTCTTTTTTTGTTTCCGTTTACGTCTATTTCTATTTTAAAAGAATAAAGGCTCACCACAACTGGATATATTTTTATATTGTTATCATGACATATTTTTATAGCACTGTAAGGTTTCATAAAGTTTTAAAATCTTGTGTTTATATCTTCAAATTTTATGTCTAAAGTTTTAAAAACAGTAAAATCATTATCGACAGTTTCATTAAGCCAGTTATTGTTGTCCCAAATTGGTTCTCCGTTTTTAATTTGAGTGTATCTGCCGTTATTTACATTCCAAAAATAAAGCACTTCTGCTTGATTAGTTCCTAAGTTTGAAAACTTTACTTTTAATATTTTAACTTTTACAGTTCCATCTTCATAATTCCTATGAACTAAAATTCCATGAGGGCTCATGTCGTAAAACTCTCCTCCTCCCTTAACGTCATAGAATCCAGGCTCTATAAGTTTACCTTTGTCTACTTGTGGTTTTTTTGGGTGAGCAACGAGTATTACAATGCAGTCATTTTTTTTACAAAAAATATCTACCTTATTTAGATATGCATTTGTATAGTCATTAATAGATTTGTTGATATTTTCTTTGTCTTTTATTTTATTAAATGGGTCTATTACTAAACATCTTATTCCGAGCCTTTTTACAAGTTCTTCTCCTTTTTTTAAAACAGAATCTAAATCATATCCATCTTCAAAATCCATAAAAAAGAAATTTTTATTGACATGATTTACGCATTTTATCCAAGACTGAGTTTTTGTTTCTTCGTACTTAGGAATTTTTCCATAAAACTTTCTTATAATTTTATCAATATGTAAGTATTGTGGGTAATTTTCGGTAGAAGCATATGCTGTTTTCCAACCATACATCATATTGTAGCCTGATGTCATTTGGTCTACAAAATCCGATTTACCGCTTGATGGAAATCCTGTTACTACAACGTATTGTTTTGTGTAAGTCGAGTATACGTCGTCAAAACCATATAACCCTATTTTATATCCGTTTTTAATACCATTTTTATAAAACTCATCTAACTCGTCTCTTAGGTCATCCACTCTTAACACATGCTCTATTGGACACGGAATTGCATCTGCGATGACTTGTGCTAAGGCTTCTTTGCCGTACTTGACTAAATAGTCGTTTGCATCTTTACAGTCTTTTAAATCGCATAAATACACTTTATCTGACCCAAGTCGACGTATTAATTCTTTTTCTCCATTTTGACCTGCCTCATCATTATCTACGCATAAGTATATTTTTTCTTTAGATTCAAAGTATTCATAGAATTCTGTCAAGTAATCTAAATTGACTTGTCCGCTTGATGTAAAACCATTTGGAACGCTTACCACATTATTTACTCCACTTTCAATAAACGATAAGCAGTCTATTTCTCCTTCTACAATAATGCATGTAGATTCGTTTTTAATTGAATCAATGTTGTAAAAAAGTTTTCTTGCTCCTTTATACATTTTAAAGTTTTTTTCAGCATCACGATATTTTACATTTGTTAGCTTTCCATCTAAGTAATAATTAAATTGAATTACGTCTCTATTTTTTTGTATTTGGGGCATGTATGTGCTTCCGTTCGATACTTTTAATTGTGATAGCGATGATTGTGAAATACCTCTGTCTAAAAACCATTTTAATATTCCTGTAGGCAAAGAACTTTCTTTTTGAGTAATTACTGGCGGAGTTGGATAAGACACTGTGATATTGTCTGAATACTTTTCGTAAGTATGTAATTGCAATACTTCTCCGCAGTGCTGACAAGTTCCTAAGCCTCTATCCCAATCAAGCATTAAACATTTTTGAGTTTTCTTTTTTCTACCGCTTGAACACACTGGGCATGTCGATTTTTTTGCTTTTGTATCAAGCTTAAATATGTTGTAATCTTTTATTTTAAATTCCTTGTTATCCATTTTTTATAATTGTAAAACCAAATCCTTCTTTATCAAAAAGAGACTTGTCTCTGTTAAGTTCTTGTAGTGTTCCTGTTTTCTTGTTTTGCCCATTCCACATCCATTCATATTGACCCGTTTTATTAGTTATGAAATTCTGTTTATTGTATTTTAACCAATTTACAAAATGCGATTTGTAATCTTTAATCGTTATTTTATTGTCATCAGTACTTCGTAGATGAAGCATAAATGCATTTAAACAAGTTACAAGGTCGTCTTTGCTAAAAAAATATTGCATACAAACCACCTCTATCCATAATGTAGATGATAAACATTCTTTGTAAAAAATATTATTCTTACTTTCTTTCTTTCTTTCTTTCTTATTTATGTCTGTCGGTTGCTTGTCAGTTGCTTGTCGGTTGCTTGTCGTTTTTGTTTTTATATTACTTGGTTGAAGTTGGTAACTCTCATATTCACAGACTATTATCTTGCTATATTTGTTTGTCGTTTGCATGTCGATTTCTCCTGTTTTTTTTAATCTTTTTAGAGATGTTCTTACTTGTCTTATCGGTATTTTAAGGTCTGACGAAAGTCGTGATAAAGAAGTTATGTATTCTCCTCGATTTACAGTTTGACCCATAAATCTGCAATTATCGTAACATGCGCTTAGCAATATGTGTATGAATATATTTTTTGTGTTTGAGTCTTTGTACCACTCCCAATCGAGTATTCTTCTGTGTAGCTTTATAAACCCCTTCATATTCTTTATCTTTAATCTGTTTTAATTGGCGTTAAAGTGTTATCCATTTTTGTAAAACCAACCATTAGATTAATTATTTTTTTATTGCTATAAATATGCTCTATAACATCGCTTACTTTTTTTAAAAACTCTGCGTCAAAATCGCTATAAATGTATTTAGATATATTTTGTTTAAATACTTGTGATTCGTCTGCTATTTGTCTTTCATAGTCGCTATGATATTGTATTTGGTTGTTTAAATAGTTTATTTTTTCATTAAAAGTTTTATTGATTGACATTATGTCTTTTACTTTGTTGCAACTATACAAGACTGTTGCATGATGATGAGGTTTATCTCGTCCCATGTATTGAGAAAATTGTCCTATTTTTTCTAAGGTCAATCTTGTGTGTCTTGATGCAAAGTAAAAAAATATAGCTCTTACGTCTGCTATTTTTCTTCTCCTAGTCTTCATAAACATCTCTTTTTCAGGAATATTATATGATTCTGACACAATTTTAGATATAATTTTAAGGTGTTTGTTCATTGTTTTGTTTTTTAAAAAATGGTAACGACACGAATGTCGCTACCATTATTGTTGTTTTTTAGAAAGGTAAATCGCTATCGTCGTTATTCGAGTTTGCTCTGTTAGAACTACCTTGTTCATCGTTCTTTTCTCCCTTTTTAATTATACCATCTGTCCAAATTACGGAACCATTACCTAAATAATGTTTGATTGAGCTTTCATCAGCTCTTTCTTCTTCAGTTTGGTCTACGCTTATTGACACGTTTTTACCGAATCTTGATTCATCGTTTACCGAAATTGTTACAGGAATGTAATTGTCTTTTTCCCCTCGAATTACTTTTTTAGGGTCTATTTTCTTCAATTCAGAAGCTTTAATAGATGCTTTAATTAATGTTGACATTTTGTTTGTTTTAAGGTGTTAATAAATATATAATTGCTAATAATAATATTACAATGAGTTGAGCGATGCTTTCATCTTTAAATGAATCCATATTTGCTAAAGTTGTTTAAGTTTTCTGTTTTATTTAAAATATACTTTTTATAATTTTCTTCTGCTTTTATAACTTTTTCGTGTCCATTTGAGTATGCTTTATCAGTGACATCAAAAAATCCAACGCAACCTGTATCTTTTTCAATAGCTATAAATTTCATAGCTTTCTGAAATTGCTTTGAATATACAAATGCTTGGCTATCATAATCGTATAGCTTTGCGCTAAACGGAAATTTATTTAAGTTAGAAGTGGTTTTTAAATCGTAAATAAATTCATCATTAATATCAACTTTGCATTTCCATAGAATTTCACTATCGTCCAAAACAGTGCCTATTTTTGGCACTTCATATGTAGCCGTAGAAGATTTTACTATATCGCGTAATTGGTCGTTTTTTAGTGCTTTTTCCACTAACAAATTGACCTGCTTCCATTCTTTTGTTAAAAACATAATTTGGCCTTCATTTTCAAGCACTGCTTCTTTATAAATTTTTGTGCTACGTGTTGATGCGGACACATGATGATTGTGAATTGTTTTGCCAAACATCATCAACTCATGAAATGCTTTACCGAATAAAAAATTTATATTTTCAGGTTTCGGTATTTTAAATTGCGATGGATTGTTTATTAAACTGTCAATGTCTGAATTTGACAAGAATTTTTTTCCAAACTTCCCATAATAATGCTCATCAGAATAAAGTTTTTCTGTTGCTTTCTGCAAGTCTATTGTTTTTTCCATTGCGCATCTGTTTTTTTAAAGTCCTCACTTTCATCTTCTCCAAAAACACCTAACTCATAAAATCCTGTAAGCTTTAAAACAGCTCTTGACATCGCTCTTTTTTCAGCCATTTCCATGACGTACCAAGTGTTACAATTTCCGTCTTTAAATCCCGCTCCTTTGAGCGCGGAGCCAAATGTTTGAATACTTTTTTTGCCTACTGAAGCACTAGCTTTTACTACGCAAAAGTTATGTGCGCAATTAATAACGTCATAATGTATATTAATATTTTCTGTTGCTTTGATTTTCTCGATTCCAGAGCGTGTCAAAATCACGTAATGTTGATGCTTAAATACATCTTCTGTTGATAGTTCGTACTTCTTATAAAGTACGCGAAGTTTTTCTGTGTTCATTGTTTATTTAATTTAATTGTTATTGTTTAACAAAAATAATCATTTTATTGTTAATAAGCAAGATTGTATTGTATTTATTTATTAATGCCAAATCTCAATGTGTAATACTAATTTTTCCATTTAATAACCTCTTTACTTTTTTCAACTTCTGCGTATTCAGTTTCTACTAGCACCATATTATCAAAGATGTAAACCTCTCTTAGATAACTTGGTGGTGGCGGTGGATTACTCATTAAATGTGAGTTGTCTTGAATGTAATAGATATACAGCTTTTTGGCTTCTTGGTCTATTTCTATTTTTTGTAATTGATTTTGTTTTATCATAATTTATGTTTACTTAATTATACACAGGTCGTTAGGGTGCATTACTTTACTTCATTAAGAAGGTAGTCTACAATGCAATCGTATTCGCTACGAACGTCTACATTGTAATTAGATTTCAAGAATAGTTTTTGGTGCTTTAATACTTCGGGGAATATTAAGTCATATTCAAGTTCTTGGTATTGTGTTTCGTTGTTTTCAACGTGGTTCATAAATAATTGTGAGAATAAAAAGCCTTCGTAATTCATAATAGTTTGTTAAACGCACACTAACAATGTATAAAGTTAATACGCTATGATGGTCAGTACTAAATTTTAAAGTTTGTGGTAAGCGTACTAACCTTATACTTACCGTTGTAATTAATAAAAAATGCTCGTCTTTCCGAGCCGTCACCTTACAAAGCACATCCACCAATGGAAACCTAACTACCTGTTTTGGCTATCAATGAAGCTATCGACACTTCAGTACTATAAGGGTTTCAGGAATCGAACCTGTCTCGTTGCGGTAGTTAGAATCGAACCAACTTACAACCATTACCGCATTTTTAACTAATCACAACAACGTGTATAGCACATTAAAACGATGCCATACACGAGCGTT